GGGAAGAGCAGACCCGACAGATCGCAAAAGAAAAAGAGTTTATTGCTAGCCTTGGGAAGATCAATTCGACGACGATAAATCTATCGACATCCCCGCCGGTGCTTTTGCCAAAAAACAGGAATGGGAAGTGGAACATATAAAATTGGCGGCCATAGACCGACAGATCGACGGCTACTGGTATGTTGTGCGGGCGTTTACTAGGGACGGCCAGAGCCGATTGATCGATGAGGGCAGGGCAAGGACGATCGAGGACGTGGCACAACACCTAAATGCTTTGGGTGTACAGCCACAGCACACGGCGATGGATAGCGGATACGAGGCGCAAGATTCCTATCGAATCTGTGCGAGGTATAAATTTAAAGCATTGAAGGGCGAGGAGCGGCCGAACTACTGGATCGATACGCCGAAAGGCAGGCTGAAATCGGTGCACTCATCGGAGCAACCGACCGACGCGGGCTGTATGCTTCTGCTCCTCAGCTCACCGGCCTGCCAAGATCTGCTGGCATGGTTACGCCGGGGGCAGGGGCCGAGGTGGGAGGTGGCGCATGACGTCTCGCCCGATTACAAAGAGCACATGAGCAGCCACAAAAAGGTGCATCGGATTAACCGAAAAACTGGCAGGGATCTCTACGAATGGGTGCGGATAAAGTCTAGGCAGGATCATTTATATGACTGCGAAACATATCTAGCTGGCTTTGCGGTCTACGGCAAAGTGATCAAGCCGACAGCCTCAATGGCGGAAACGTTGACACCTGCAGAGGCGTAATGGCTATTTCCCGCAGACTCGTGCGGGCTGTCGCAACGGATTATCTGGCACAAGCATCCGGGGTAACGGCCAGCGCAATCACCGACCTTGCCGCCGACCGCAACGCAGCTATGTCGGGCGCAGCCTCTGGTCGTGCCTTGGTGGGATCATCGGCCGGTGGCCAATCGGCCAGCTTCCAACTCGATATGAAACCGACAGAGCGTGTGGTGCTTTTCCAGTCAGCGATTGATTTCTTAAGCGGCATCAGCGTGAGCCGCACCAACGCAGACTTCAGCTCAATCTTAGACAGCTAATATGGCCAAACCGCTTTCATTGGTTCGCAGATTTGGTGCTGGGGTAAAGGCATTCTCGGCTGGGTTTGGTGCTGGCATCAGCACGTTCCAACCCTACGAGGCCGCAGGCTTTTCTAGGAAACGCCCAGTAATTTACGGGGCGCACGCACGCGATTCTAAAGCAGATCTAAACGAAGGCACGCGGGTAGAGCTGCTTAAGCTGGCCCGCCACATGTACCGCAACGTCGGGCTGATCAAAGGTGCGGTCGATTCGATTGCCACCTACTCAGTCGGGCCCGGCTTACGGCCGCAGTATCGCGGGAAGAATGCGGAGTTTGGCACATTGTGTGAGGAGTACTGGCGCGACGTGGTAACGCCTAATCCGGAAGTGACCGGCCGCATGACTTGGGCAGATCTACTCATGGCGCTGAGCCGATCGATCGACGTGGACGGTGATGTGTTTATTATCATGACCGAGAACGGAAAACTGCAGGTGGTAGAAGGGCACAGAGTTTGCGAGGCCGACGAATACGGCACGGCCGACGGCGTGTTCCTTGGCAAGCTCGGCGAGCCTACCGCTTATCTAATTCAGACGGGCGACGATTACCGCAAGATCCAAGCAGAGGCGATCATGCACCTGATGGAGATCGAGCGGCCTGATCAGATCCGTGGTGGCTCATCGCTAGCCCGCGCACTTAATCACGTTCGCGATCTAAAAATGCTGGGCGAGTTTGAGAAGGATGCACTGAAACTGCAGGGCAGTATTGCTGCGGTAATCACGACTGCCGAAGGCGACGCCTTGGCTAACACTGGCGGATTCTTTGGCAACATCCAACCGCTAGACACCGGCGAATCCAGCATAGCTAGGGAGGAGATCACATCTTCTGCCACCATCCCTCGGCTTGGCCCAGGTGAAAAGATTGAGATGGTATCACCGACCAGACCCAACAGCAGCTTTGAGCCGTTCGCAAAATTCCTAATTCGCGATGTGGCGATGGGCTTGGGCTTGCCAGTAGAATTTGTTTACGACCCAGCAAGCGTTGGTGGAGCTGGTATGCGGTTCGTGGTGGCAAAAGCACAGAGGCGATTTGAGCAACGGCAACGGCTACTCATCGACCGATTCTGTAATCGCGCATGGCGCTACTTTATCGGAACAGCGATCGCTAACGGTGATCTGCCAGCTGATGAGGACTACGCCAAGGTTACATGGCAGACTCCGAAGTCTTTGACGGTGGACGCTGGGAGAGAGGCGCAGCAAGAACGAGAAAATTATAAGGCGGGACTATCCTCCCTTCAGAGCTACTTTGGAGAACTTGGCCTAGACTGGGAAGAGCAGACCCGACAGATCGCAAAAGAAAAAGAGTTTATTGCTAGCCTTGGCACGGTTGCTCCCGAGGTAGACGAAGCCGCACCCGTACAGCCAGTCGACGAAGCACCGGCAGTAGACGAAGAGGCGACCGAGGAAGTCAAAGATCCCAACGCACCCGACGCTTCAGAGCTGACCAAGCAGTCCGAATCCTTCACCATGAAAGACGATCCCGACTACAAACTCAGCGACAAAGAACTAGACATGGTCGCAAACGCAATCGGGCTTAAAAAAAAAGAAAAAATAGAATTAGCTAAACCCACGGCCGGCATGATTGCCGAAGCCAAAAAGGGGCTAGAGTGGCGTCGGGAATATAAGCGGGGCGGGACTGAAGTGGGTGTGGCCAGGGCACGCGATATTATCAACAGCGTAGACTTTCCAGATGAGACCATCGCCCGCATCAGCTCATTCCTAGCGAGGCATGAGGTGGATAAAAAAGGCGAGGGCTTTAACCCTGGTGAACCAGGCTTTCCATCGGCAGGCCGGATAGCTTGGGCGCTATGGGGTGGCGATCCTGCACAGAGCTGGGCAGCGGTACAGATGCGCCGGATCGCCCGCGAGATGGCGGCTCGGCCAGGGCCGAAGTCAGCCAGCCAAACACCTGCGCCGGCAAGTGAACGCAAGAAGGGCAGCAAGGCGAACCCGGCCGGCACAGCTTCTACCAGATCAAAGGCAGGCGATATCGAGATCAGCGAAGCCGTCGAGCAAACTTTAAAAAACAAAATAGCCGACTTTAAAAAAAGCTACCCCAACCGCAAGGCGCCCAGCTTAGGGGCGCTCAAGAAAGTTTTTCGCAGGGGTGCTGGCGCTTTCTCAACCAGCTTCAGGCCAACGATCGGCGGGGGAAGGCCCAACAGCCGGACAGCCTGGGCGATTGCTAGGGTAAACAAATTCTTAAAGATGGCAGGCGGTGGCGAGGTAAAGAAAAGCTACCGCGAAGCTGACGGCGATCTGCTTTAAAGTTGACGTTTGCTCTGGCCTATATGGCCAACAAATTAAACGGCGTTTCTATTTTAACGGTTGGAGAGGCCAGGGGCCACAACCTAACGATCGACCAAACCTCGCTCGAGCAAGCGCTCAAAGTGGCGCAAAGCATGAAGCGGATCAAAGTGACCATGGGCCACGGCGCACCCGTCACCGGCATCCTTGGTTATATCGATAATTTTTCAATCAAAGGCGACCGCCTGCTGGGCGATCTAAACCTCTTTAACACTAACGAGGCGCAGTTTGTCGAGCAGCTGGCCCAAGTACTGCCCGAAGGATTTGGCATATCCCTTACCTTTAGCGGTGTGCCCGAGATCATGGGGGCGGAACGCTTTGCCCGAGTGACTGAGATCTATGACTGCTCAATCGTTTCTGAGCCTGCGGCTAACCCGGCTGGCATGTTCAGCGCCTTCTGCGCAGTTGACATGCAAAAACTTCAAATGAACGAAGCACCCGTCGAAGTTAAAAAGGAGCTGAGCGCGCCGACCGTAGAGGCCGCACCTGCATCCGCTCCTATCGTTGAAACCGCTCCTGCTCCTATCGAAGCAAAGGCCGAACTGGCCGAAATGCCCGAAGAGAAAAAGGACGAACAGAAGATGGCTGAGCCTACTCTGACCGACATCGCAGGCATGTTGAGCAAACTAATCGGCATGCTGACCCCCAAGACCGAAGAGGGCGAAGATGACGAGGAGATGACTTACAAAAAAGAAGAGATGGCTAAAGCCAACGACAAGACGGTGACCACTTTGGAAAAAGCCAAGGCCGACGCTGCTGGCGCAGTGGCGGTTCCCGCTGAATCGAGCCAACCGCTCGGCCGGGCTGAGATCCTTACACAATTCAACGCGGAAAAGAATCCGACCCGTCGGTTGGAACTGCTCCGCAAACTCGGACTGTAATCAGTCCACTAGGAGAATACTAAAATGGCAAATACACTCGGAACAACGAATGCCAATGTAATCGCTCAGCGTGCGCTGGAGATTCTTGTGGCTGACTACAGCTTCCTTCGCAACTCTGTCACCGATTTTTCGGCTGATGCAGCGAAGTTTAACGCGTCCGTCTTTACGGCTCGCATCAGCGCCACGACCGCGCAGGACTATTCACAGTCCACCGGTTATGCAGCGACTGCTGTGACCCAGACAGACGTGCAAATCACCCTTAACAAATTCAAGCACGTCAGCTACTCGGTTGATGATTCTGAGCGCACAAGCTCAAACATCAACTTGATCGAGCGCTTTGCCGGTTCTGCCGCGCACGCCCTCGGCTTGCAAATGGTGGGTGACTTGCTCGCGCTTGTTACTTCCAGCAGCTTCACCAGCGCCCTCACGGTCGCGTCGTCTGCCTTCAGCTACCGCTCGGTAGTGTCGGCCGGCATCACCCTCAACAATAACAACAGCCCGGTCAACGGCCGCTACGCTGTTCTTAACCCCAGCTTCTACGGTGCGCTCTTGAATGACACGACCGTCGTGGCCAATCCCCAGATCTCGGGCGACCTCGTTCGCACGGCTGGCATCGGCAACGTGGCTGGGTTCAACATTAACCAGTACAGCGCAGTCCCCGGAAACAGCATCACTCTGGGCGGATTCTTCGCCCAACAGGAAGCACTCCTGATCGCAGCCCGCGTTCCGGAAGTGCCGACGGGCGTGAGCATCCCCGGAGACATCTCTGTGGTGACTGAGCCTAGGACTGGCTTGTCGGTGCAGGTTCGCGAGTTCTACGACGTAGTGCTCGGCAAACTGCAACGCACCTACGCCTTAATCTACGGCGTGAAGGCCGGAGAAACCTCCAGCCTCGTACGTATCAACGGTAGCTAATTCACTCGGGGAGGGCGGTGGGCCAATCGGCTCACCGCCCTTTCCACTTTAAGAAATCCTCTCATGTCTGAATTTACGGAATGCCTCAAAGAAAGTTTGGCCGCCCTTTACGAACAGACGGGCACGGCGGCGACCATCGGATCGACAAGCGTCACGGGCATTCTTTCCACGACTACACGCAAAGAAGCGGTTGAGCTGGGCGGGTTTGACCTAGATCTTAACAGCACTTTTACCATTGATATCACAGGGATCGCTACGGCCCCCACGATCGGCTCAGTCCTAGTCGCTAACTCAGTCAGTTTCCGCATCGTTACCCTAGATACTTCAATCGGCTCTT